CTGGCGGCGCAAAACAGCGAACGGTTAGCCCGTCGGAACCAGATTGCCGACTCAGCCGACGAATTCCGCGCCAATGACATGAGCGAGATCGACGGTGGCCGTCCGGTGAATGACGACCGCGGCGACGATGATGATGACGGCACGATTGAGCAGCAGGAAGCGCCCAGGCAGGATCGGTTTAAGATCAAGGTCAATGGTCGTGAGATGGAATTGACCGCCGAGGAGCTGATCGCTCGAGCCCAGAAGGTCGAGTCTGCGGACGAATATTTGCGTAATGCGGCGGAAGCTGTTAAAAATGCACAACAGTTGGCTCTATCCCCACGGGACGAGCCTGAGAAGGTCGATAACGACGACCTAGCGCTGGCCCGCGCTATACAAATGGGCAGTGAAGATGAAGCGGTACAGGCAATCCGCAAGCTAAAGACGCGGCCATCCGACATCACGCCGGACGCTGTGGCAAAAGTTGTCGATGAGCGCCTGTCGTTTCAGCGAGCAGCCGAGTGGTTCAATGGTGAGTACAAGGAGCTTTTGGCCGACCCGTTTCTCAAAAAGTTGGTGCTGGATCGAGATGCCGAATTGGCGCAGCTCGAGCCTAACGCGCCATATACCGACCGCCTAAAGCGCGTCGGGGATGAGATCAGGGAATGGAATCAAAAGCGCGTTGGTACTCCGAAGTTGGACAAAGCCGCCCGCAAGGCTCAAGTCGCCCCGGTTCCGTCTGCCGCTAGCCGGCAGAACAGCCAGGTCGAGGAGGAGTCTGACGACAGCCCCGAGAGCGTCATCGCGATGATGGCGAAGTCTCGAGGCCAAGCGAGATCGGTTCAACATTAACGTCTTTGGAGTAACACAACATGGCAGGTCAGGTATGGGCTGTTAGCAGCCTCGGTGGCTACTTGTATAGCCGCCAACTTTCCAATGTGCTGCGAATGACTGTGCAGCCTTTGGTCAAATTCCGTCAGTTTGCTGACGTTCACGATATTTCTCAGCAGGGCAAAAAGAAGGGCGACACGTTCACTTGGGACGTGGTGTCTGACGTTGCGACTGCGGGCGCGGTGCTGGTCGAAACCAACACGATGCCGGAAACCAACATTACGATCACTCAGGGCACCCTGACGATCACGGAAGCCGGTAACTCGGTGCCTTACTCGGGCAAGCTCGACAATCTGTCGAAGTTCCCGGTCGAGGACATTATCAAGAAGGCGATGAAGAATGACGCCGTTAAGTCGTTTGATCGTCTTGCCTGGGCGCAGTTCAACCAGACGCTTCTCCGTGCCATCCCAACCGGCGGCACCTCGACGTCTGCGGTGACTCTGTACACCAACGGCACGGTGACTGGCACCAATTCGGTCGCGTACAACAACGCTCACGCGAAGTCGATCGTTGACCAGATGAAAGAGCGCAATATCCCGGCTTACATCGCGGACGATTACTACGCGATCGCATGGCCGACGACGCTGCGTACGTTCAAAAATAACCTTGAGACGATCCACCAGTACTCGGACACGGGTTTCAACCTCATCATGAACGGCGAGATTGGCCGTTATGAGAACGTCCGATATATCGAGCAGACAAACATCGCCAAGGGAACCGGCACGGACGGCGTGACGACTACCGCGTGGACGACTGGTAACTCGGACTGGATCTTCTTCTTTGGTAATGACACGGTGGCCGAAGCCATCGCGGTGCCCGAGGAAATGCGCGGCAAGATCCCGACGGACTACGGTCGGTCGAAGGGTATCGCCTGGTATTACTTGGGCGGTTTTGGAATTGTCCACACGCTTGCGATCAATACTCGCATCGTGAAGTGGGACTCGGCGGCTTAAGGAGCAGCAAAAAATGTCACTTCAAAACACTGTTAAGAACGCTGCGTATGACAACCCGGCCTATCTGGCTCGAGGCGTTTTTTCGAGCGTCACGGCTGCCGGTTCGGGCGGTGTGTCTGGTAAATTCGTCGCTCACGCCAACTTGTTGTTGTTTGGGCTGACCGCCTCTACCACGACCGCTGGCACCTCGACCTATACCGCCACGCAGTATTACGGCTCGCAACAGGGCACCTCGACCTATGCCACGGTTCACGCGAACACGACTCAGCTCTCGCTGGTTCGTATCACGAACACCGCGACGTTTGGTGCGGCTCCCGGATTGTCGACCTCCACGATCGCGACCCTGTACGCTGACAACTTTTACACCAACGGTACGGCTACCGGCGGTGTGGGTTCTTATTCGCAGCTCGCGCTCAACACCAGCACCGGTACTGCCGGACTCGGTGGCGTGGCGATCAACTTTGGCGACCAGATCTATGTGCTGAACGGAACCGATACGTCGGCGGTCAATCTGGTGACGATCGACTATGCGATCGCGCCGCTCGCCAACGTCGTCGCCTAAGGAGAACGATCATGCCGAAGATCAGTCAGGGTAAGAAGCAGTACGAAACTCCGCAGGTCACTCCGGATCAGCTCGCCACCAAGATTTATGGTGACATGGCTCCGGATCGTCATGACATCATTAAGTCTGCCAATGCGAGAGCGCAGAAGCGGCACGAGATGAAGCGTCAGGAGCTTGCAGACCTTGAAACGCTGCCGGACAGCGCTCAGATGATTGGCGATGAGATGGTTGGCGTCCGTGACAACGGATACCTTGCCAAGAAAGCCCTCGAGTTTGGCGTCAACGCGTTTTACAACACGCTGCCGCCAGGCACCGACATTGAGGATCAGGAGATTTGCGACATCCGCAAGATGGAAATGGTCGCGTATGACGGTGGCTTGGGTTACAAGGGCGATGGTTGGTCGAAGTACAAGTCGCCCGGTAGCCAGTTAACCCGCTCGATGGACGATGGCCGTAGTGCGGAAACGACCTATCTTGGTAAGCGCGGCGTTTAAGAGGGCTAGTCCATGAACAAGATTGTCCAAGAGAAGTTTCAGGTTAACTACCGTGACGTCCCAGAGGACAATACCTGGGTATCGGACAAGTCCGCTCGAACGAAAAAGATGATGCCGGGGAGGGAAGGCCTCCCCGGCGGTGATGGCGACAGCCGTTTCTCGATGAATGCCGTGATGTACAACGTCCTGCCACCCGGCACCGACATTGAGGATCAGGAAGTCGTCGACATTCGTCGTTTCAATCATTCGATCAACGGCAATTTCGCCGTCGGACACAATGCCGGCGATCTTTCCAACATGGAATTGAACGCCGAAAGTCTGCGTAAGGGTTTTGACAAGAAAAAGCTCTTGATGACGGACGATGAATACACTCGCGAACACAATGACCCGTTTTACGATGACGTGGGCGGTTTTGTGGAACGCAACAATATGCTGGATCGCATTTAACTTAAAAATGCGAGAAACGATTACACTTAAGAAAAGCCCGAGAAGGCTCGACCGTGACCGGCCTTTCGGGACTGTTTACGGTGACGAGCGAGCGATGTACGAGCAGGACGGGGTTCTTTTCGGGCCGGACGGCAATCCCGTCAAACCACTAAAGGAAAAACGTCACAATGGTCTGGGACATCAACGGGAAGCAGGGGAATGAGTCAGCCAAGATCCGGTGGGAAATAGTCCCATATACCCGCGGGCGGGGTGTAGACGTCGGATGCGGGCCTTACAAGGCATTTGACCATTTTATCGGGCTGGATAACGGCCACCATCAAGTTTTCGGGCATTCGATCAAGCCCGACGTACAAATAGAAACAGCGGAAAAGCTGGATCTGTTTGCTAGCGGATCGCTAGATTTCGTATTTGCCAGCCACCTGCTCGAGCATATTCCGCCGGGTGCGCCGTGCGTCAAGACGCTCAAAGAATGGATGCGAGTGCTGCGGCATGGTGGCTATTTAATTCTTTATGTGCCGGCAGACGATCTATATCCAAAGGTCGGTGAAGTAGGCGCCAATCCCGATCACAAATGGAATTGCAACTATGACTCAATCCTTGAGCTTATGGAGCAAGTGCCAGGCTGGGATCTGGTGGATTACCAAAAGCGCAACGAAGATGACGAGTACAGCCTTTTCTTTGTGTTCAAAAAGGTAGGAAAAGGCATTCATTTTTCATGGCGAAATGAAAAACCTAAGAAGTCGGCCGCGGTCGTGCGCTACGGCGCGTTTGGAGACCTTTTACAGGCCTCGAGTGTGTTCGCTGGACTCAAGGCACAGGGCTACCATGTGACCCTGTATACGAGCCCACCGGGGTCTGATGTGATATCACATGACCCGAACATCGACCGGGTGATCTTGCAGGATAAGGATCAGGTTCCAAATCACGAGCTTGGAGCGTTCTGGGAAACGATACGCAAAAAGTACGACAAATTCATCAATCTGTCGGAATCGGTCGAAGGCACCCTTTTGGCGATGCCCAACCGGATCATGCACACTTGGGAACCGGCGTTGCGGCACAAATATTTGGACGTCAATTACCTCGAGCTTCAGCACGAGATCGCCGGCGTACCGCATAAACCAAAGGTGCGGTTTTACGCTACAGCCGAAGAAAAAGAATGGGCGCTTAAAGAGCGTCGCAAGATGCACCCGACGGGGCCGATTGTGGTCTGGTCGCTGGCCGGCAGCTCGGTGCACAAGACGTGGCCTTATTTGGATAACGTGGTCGCGTCAATCATGTTGCGGTTTAAGGATTCGCAAGTTGTTTTTGTCGGCGGGAAAGAGGCGTCGCTGCTTGAGGCCGGTTGGGAACAAGAGCCGCGAGTGCATCGACGCTGCGGTGTTTGGTCTATCCGGGAGACGATGGCATTTCTTGACCAGGCTGATCTGATCGTTGGGCCAGAGACGGGCGTTTTAAATGCGGCAGCGTGTTTGCAGACGCCGAAAGTGCTGTTTCTGTCTCATTCGACCGAAAAGAACCTATCCCGCGACTGGGTTAACACGGTCAGCCTGTCCTCGAGCAATACCGTATGCCCCGGGCGTGGCAACAACGAAGCGCCGGCGTGTCACCAGCTTCATTTCGGGTGGAATTTCTGTAAACGCGGTGAGAAAACTGGTATCGCACAATGCCAAGAGGATATTCT